GCCGACCAGCGACCGCCAGTCGCTCGCGCCCATCTCTTTGCCAAAGGCGCGCGTTTCAGCCTGGACGCGAAGCGCCTCGGCGTTTGCGCCCCGCTTGCCGGCCACCGTCACGCGCACCGCGCCGCCGCCAGCGCCGACAGCGGCCGGCGATGGCGCGGTAGCCGCCCCAGGGCCAGCGGCGCTCACAAACTCGCCGCCGCCGCCACCCGTGCCGATTCGCACGCCTTCTGGCGTCGGCCCAACGTGGCCGCCCAACACCTGCCCCTGTGCGCCGGCCGCGCCGCCGGAATAGCGCAGGTTGGTCGCGCCCTCGATAGCTCGATAGGCACCGCTCCCGCCACCCACGCCGCCACCGCTCGTGAACTCACCGCCATGCGGGCTGCCGCCGGGCACGCGGCGCTGGCCGGCGCTGTACTTCTCTTCGGCGCTCTTGGCGCTCATCGTGCTCGTCGCCTGGTTCATGCCGTCGATCACGATAGAGATTTCTTGCAGGGCAATCGTGCGGAGATTGCGAACGGTGCGCGTCGAACCGTCGCGGCTCTTGTGGAAGGTCTTGTCGCTATCGAGCGGCACGTAGCCGATGCTCCACTCGCCCAGGGCACCATCCAGCACGCGCTCGAACGCGCCCTTGCCCTCAGGGGTGCCCATCGTGAACTGAATCTTGGCGTACAGGCCGCCAGTGGCGTCAGGATAGGCTTGCTGGGTCGTGTAGGGCAGTTCTGACCGTGACACTTCGCGCAGTTCAATCGGGCGTCCCAGCACGCGCAAGACGCTATCACGCTGGTGCTGATCGAGCACCCTGACCCGGTGGCCGCGCTCCTTGATCGTCTTGACGAACGCGCCAGGATGGATGATATCGCCGCCCAGATCGACGTTGCCCATCACGGCGACGATGGCCTCAACTTCGCCCCTGGCCCGGTCGGTGACGGCAATCGCCGGGTCAATCGCCTTGCGTTCGACGCTCACGGCTGCTGGCACGTTCGCTCTCCTCGGTGACTTCGATCACGTCGCCCACGCCGCCCATCGCCAGGTTGATGTAGATGGAGCGGCCGAATGAATCCAGGCCCATCGCATCAGCCTCGGCCTCGGCCTCTTCTCGGCTCACGATCTGGTCAGGGGGCAATGGCTGCCAGGGGGCACTCACGGCGCACTCTCCTCTGTCGAGCGTAACATACTCGCTCGCTGTATCAGGGTGTTATCCCGCCTTGAGCAGGCCGTTCGATCTAAAAAGCTCGTCAAAGGCGCTCGCAATCGGCGCAAAGTCGTCGTCGCTCCATTGCAGGCGAACGTGCCCGCCATACCTGGGCAGGCGCTTTTTGATGCCCTTGGCGGTCGGGCTGCTTGACTTCGTGACGATCCACTGCATGTAGGCGCGGGCGAACAGTTCACGGTCGCTGGACGCATAGGCGATGAAGTTGTCGAACTTCTCTTTGGTGTACAGGCTCGGATGCGGGTTGCTCATCGTCGTCAGGATTCTGTGCCGGTCGCTGCCCTTGATCGTGTCCATCACGTCGTCCACACGCGGGTTCATGTCTGACCCGAAATACGTATGATTGCCGAAGATCATCAGATCAACGGCGTGGCCGTATTCATGCAGGATCGAGTCAATTGCGCGACTGTCATCCTGGGCGTCGTCAAAGCGAATGCCCTCAACGCGGCGCTCGCCCGTGAAGTCGTCGATCCGGTAGCGAATGATGCCGTTCGCGCCTGGCGGGTCCATCGGGTGCAGCACGTCGGCGTCGATCTCGCGCATTGGCGGGATCGGTGAGGCGTGCACTTCGTCAATAATGTCGCCGGCCTCGCGGAAGAGCGCGACGGCCCGATGATGCTCGCTGGCCAGCACCATATGCGGGTAGCGCTCCATCGCCACGCCGGGGCCATTCGGGTCATTCGCCAGGTCGCGGAGTTCTTTCGGGTCGATAAAGACGCTGTTGGCGCTATACGGGACGCCCCCGCCGACTCCGGTCGCCGCTGCCCCGCCACCCGTTGACCGGAACTGGCCGCCCGTCGTCGTGCCGGCCGGGTTGCGCGGCTGTGTCGGGCTGTACTTGACCTGATAGGCGCTGTGCCAGGCCCAGGTCTTGCGCCCGGCCAGCTTGTCAGCGATGTAACGGTCAAGCACGTCGCTGCTCTTCGAGCCAGCCCAGGTGTCGAATGCGAGATTCTGCGGCCAGCCGTTCTCTTTCCACCAGGCCGCGCCGTCAGGGTGGGCGAAGATGCCGTGCATGTCGTGGATATCGCTCATCCAGTCAGGGCCATGGCGAACATCGTGCCCCAGCACTTCCCCATTGAAGCCCAGGCGCGGCCAGACATAATAGCCGATCATGCCCCGAATGCCGCCGCCAGGGATGAAGTTGCTGGGATCGCCGGCCGCCTGCACGCCAATGTGGTCGATGCCCAGCCGGCGCAGCCCCTCGACCTGGCGCTGCAAAACGAGCGCGCCGACGCCATCGGGCGTGTCGCCATGCACCTCGAAATAGTCGTTGTGCGCGCCGAACACCACCTCTTCCATCGCCTCATCGTAGTGCATCCCGAAGATGCGGCGCTGGCTGCTGGCGTAGTAGGGATGGGATGTGTTGATATCCAGGGTCTCGTAGTCGCCGTCGTGGCTGTACTCGACATGGACGCTCGATCCATTCGGAGCGCCGACGAGCGCGGCATAGTCATCGTGGGTCAGCACGCGCCCAAACATGCGCTCCGACATTTCGTCGGGCGAGAACTCCATATAGTCGCCGGAATCCTCGTCGTAGACCTCGGTGATCACATCTTCGATCTCGACCACGGGCGGGGTGCCGCCGGGGCCATAGAGTTCGTCTTTTGTTTTCTGCCAACGTTGGGCGCTCGCCTGATTGCCGCCCGCATCGCCTGCGCCACCCGTGCCCGCGCCAATCGTGCCGCCCTCGACATAGGGGTTGTCGTCACGGTGCCAGCCCACATCCCAGGGCGTATCGACCGGGCCGACACCAGGCAGCCCCGGCTGCTTTGGCCCGCCACCGGCCGCTGCCCACTGGCCGCCCCTGGGGGCACCGGCTGGATGACGGGGCTGAGCCGGGTTGTACTTGACCCACAGGCTCTTGACCCGTGCCTGACGCTCTGCGATGTAGTCAGCCAGCACGGCGCTGTGCGGGCTGTCAGGGCGCGCGTCAAACTCGGCTGCGTGTGCCCCGCCGTTGGCTTTCCACCAGGCCGCGCCGCCCGGTGCCTTGAACAGGGCATGGAGATCGGGTAGGCCGACGTACTCCGGTGGCAGCGCGCCGCGCTTGACCGGGACCGGCGAACCAAGGCCCATCGCAACTCGCAACGGCGTGTTGAAGCCCAGGCGCGGCCAGGTGTAGTAGCCGTTGTAACTCTCGCTCGTGGGCGACCCGCCGGCAAAGAGCGTGATGCGCTCGATGCCAACGGCGCGTGCGCCTTCGACCTGGCGCTCGAAAATCAGCGTGCCCATGCCAGGCGGGGCGTCCTTTTTCAGGGCGAACTGCTCGTTATGGATATATGGCTTGCCGTCCTTCCCCAGGCGCACGACGCGCTCTTGCTTCCCGTCGAACAGCGGGTGACTGGTCTGCACGCGCAGCCGGTCGCCGCCCGCTTCCCAGATCAGTTCGACCAGCGCCCCGTTGGGCGCTCCGACCAGTGCAGCGTACTCGTGGCTTTCAAGTCGCCGGCCGAAGAGTATCTTGGCGTTGCGGTCGCGCCCCCAGTCGCCGTCACGGGGATCGCGATTGATCACGATAGCGCCGTCGCCGGTCGCATACAGGAGCGCCCTGGTCGCCTCGAATGACGCGCCGCTACCAGGGGCCGACCGTGACCCGGCGAACTGACCGCCAGCAGGCGACCCAGCCGGCACGCGAGCTTGACCGGGGGCGTACTTGACCCAGGCGAGCGCCCAGGACTTCGGCACTTCGGGCGCATTGCCCAGCTTGCCCTCGACATAGGCGTCTAAGCGATTCAGGGCATCGGGCGTGCTCAGGTTGAACGTCATCGCCATGCCCCAGCCGTTCTCTTTCCACCAGGCCGCGCCGCCCGGTGTCCTGAACAGGTCTTGCACGGTGAGTGCGTCGGGCTTAGGGCTGGATGCCAGCTTGGCCCGGTCATACGATCCAAATGCGGCGTCATAGCCCAGGCGCGGCCAGGTGTAGTAGCCGTTCATGAAGCCGCCGGGGTTGCCGGCCGCCTGCACGTCAACGCTGGTGACGCCCATGTTTTTCGCGGTGCCCATCTGCATCTGGACGACGAGCGATCCCAGGCCAGGCGGGGCGTCGTCAGTGAGCGTAAAGCTATGGTTGTACATGCTCATGGAGCCGTCGTGCTCAAACCTGAGTGTGCGGTACTGCTGGCCGTCATAAAACTCGTGCTCGGTGTATATCTCTATCTCTTCCCATGAGGTCCAACGCGCTTCGACCCGCGCTCCGTTCGGCGCACCGACCAGTTGCGCCATATCGGCGTAGTCCGACCCAAAGCGATGCTCCATGAGCGCCGCCTCTATCGTGTAGTAGTCATCGGGGTCAAAGTCGGGGTCGTCGGGGTCCAGACCGATCTCGCGTAACTGATCGTCGTCGGGCGTGAAGTCGATCAGCGGGTTGCCGCCCTCGGCGTAGTCCAGGCCGTGCTCGCTGGGGTCGCCAAAGTAGCGCTCTTTGGTCTCTTGCCAGGCCGCCTGCGTTGCCAGGCGCTCCTCTTCGACCCGCGCCGCCTCAATCGCCTCAGGGTCGAGCCAGGCGTCGTTCTCGACGTAGCCCGCGCCAGTGCCGCCCACATAGCGCTCGTCGTCGGCCAGGAAGAGCCTGCCCTGATTGGCGTCCTCGGGGGTCGTGGCGAGCACGCCAGAACCGACGCCCGTGAAGGGTCCATGCGCGGAAACGTAGTCATCGATCAGATAGGAATGCCCACTCCACGCCCCGACACTCGCCCACTGCCCGCCTTGTGGGCGGCCGGCTGGGTGTCGGGGCTGCGTTGGGCTGTACTTGCGCTGGTAGCCGTCGAAGCTCATGCTTCGATACTACATCAGATCAGGCGCGGCTTGTGGGGAACCGACGCGCCACATCGGCCCAGACCCTATCGAGAATCGCCTCGTCCTCGTCGTCGAGCACGGGCGGCATCTCGTACTTGCCTGCGGCGGCATCTTCGGCGGCATACCGCGCATTGCGCTCGTCGCGCCGTCGCTGGGCCTCGGCCCGCCGGTCGCTGTCAGTGGGTCGCTGCCTGTCCATTATAATCCTCTCCTTCCTCGATCCTGATGTTCATGGACATGCCATGAAAGAGTTTGGGCAGCGCCCTGATATAGCGTTCGCCGTCAGCCAGCGAGATCATCTGCCAGGTGCCGGGTTCCTGAACGACATGCGCCGTTCGCAAGAACTCCGTCAGTGATGGTGAGATCACCGCCTCGCCGTCAGAGCCAAGTTCGACGCGCCCCTCTTCGTAGCGCGTGTCGCCGCGCTTGACCGGCACATGATAGAACACCGCGCAGAGTTTTTCGGCCATAGTTCACCCCCTCGTGTCCGATGCTTTATTATACGATATATCTCAGGGATGCGCCAGCCTAGACCGATGGCATCACCGCACTCGTGAACTCGCCCCGCGTTGGCAGGCGACCGGCCTGCTGCAAGGCGTCGATGCGCTCGAACATGGCAGCGATCTGATCGCTGCCCAGGCCCAGGTTCGCCAGGTTGCTGCTGATCTTGGCCTGGTTGTCTTTCAGGCGGGCCAGGATCGACTGGTGCCGTGGCGTCAGTGTTGCCAGACGCACGGCATGGGCCGCGCTAATCGAGTCGGCGTTGAATATCCAGCTACCACCGTTCTGCACCGGAAAAGCCAGGCCGTGATCAATCGCGACCACGTTGCCCCTGGCGTCATCCCATTTCATGTTGCCGGCGTGCCGGTCATGGTTGCCGATGATCGTGTCGAACAGCGCCATGTCGGCCATCTGCTCCGGCTTCACGTTACGCGGCAAGCTCGCACCATGGCCGCCGGTCGTGCTCTGATGAAAGTCCATGCCGTACATATTTTTGAAGTCCGTGCCCGGTGCGCCAAGCTGGACGCCCGCCTCGCCTATCGACGTATCGACAACCACCTGCGTTGGCAAGTTGACCAGATTGCCCATCTCACGGTTCAGCAGCACGGCGGCTCGTTCGTGGTAAATATCCCGGCCAGCAGGGACGTTCGCATGAATCTGGTCGCTGTACAGGCCGTCGAGCGGCTTGATGTACACGTCATGCTCTTCGCCGTCAATGACCATAGAGGCGCGATAGACCTTGCTCGACGTGCCATCAAGGTACTCCACCGACCCATCCACGATCTGCCCGTTGGCAAGCGCGTCGTCAAACTCTTCGCTGTCAAGCACGCCATTTTTGACGGACTCGTTGAGGATCGCCCCTTGCCCGTCGCTGACAGCGCCGTCGCCAACAATGTCGATAGAGTCCACGGGATCATAATAGTCGTCGTCGCTATCGCTATCGCCCCACCTGTTGCTTCCGTTCCGGTCGTAGCCATCTCGGTCGTAGCCGCTCCGATCAAAGCCGCTCTCATCGTAGCCGCTCCGATCAAAGCCGCTGTCATCGTAGCCATCTTCGTTGTAGCCGCTCTGGTTGTAACCGCTCCCATCGTAGCCATCCCTGTTGAAGCCCTGTCGGTCGTAGCCATCTTCGTCGTAGCCTTCTCGGTCGTAGCCATCCCTGTCGAGACCCGCGCTGTTGAAGCCCTGGCTGTCGTAGCCTATCCCGGCACGAGCGCCCGCTGGCAGGTTTCGGCCGATGGTGCCGCCAGCCACGAACGCATCGGATGGGAGCACGCCAGGGCTAACGCCGCCTGTCCTCGCGAACCGGCCCCCCTGGGATGAGCCTTGCGGGTGGCGTGGCTGGGCGGCGCTATACTTCTCCTCATGGCCCGACGCCCAGCCCTTGTGATGATCGTACGCATCTCCTTCTAAAAGTTTGACATTGACATTCGTGCTGCGTCGAAAGAGCGCCGGCTGCGCCCTGATATAGCGTTCGCCGTCAGCGAGCGAGATCGACTCGCCCGTGCCTGGCTCGCGAATAACGCGCGCGTTCTTCAACAGGTTGATCACGGTCTGGCCAGTCACACTCGCCTCGCCGTCACTCCCAAGCTCGACGCGCCCGCGCTCGCGCCAATCGTCATTCGCATCGCGGCCGTAAAACACGGCACAAAGCCGATCTGCCATCGGTTTCTCCCTTCGCGTAGCCAGATACTTAGTATACCATATGTCTTAGGGGTGTGCTATCTGGCTACTCGTAGACGCCCTCGGCCCGCATGTTGGGCGTGGGCAGGCGACCCGTGTTTCGCAGCGCGTCGATTCGGACAAACATGGCATCAACCTGCGACTGACTCAGTCCTAGATCGACCAGGCCGCGACTGATGCGGTACTCATTGTCTTTCAGGTGCGCCAGCATCGCCATATGGTCGGGCCGCAGGTCGGCGGCGCGCATGGCGTGGGCGGCCTGCACGGCGGTCTGGTTCCACATGCCGTTGTAGCCGTTCATCTCAGGAAAGGCCAGGCCGTGATCAATCGGGATGACGCGCTCGCTATCCGCGTCCCATTTGAGATTGCCCTCATGCCGGTCGTAGTTGCCGATGATCGTGTCGAACAGCGCCACGTCGGCCATATGCCGCGCCTTCGCCCCCGCCGGCACATAGGCAGAGTGATCGCCATTCAGGCTCTCGTGATAGGTCTTGCCATAGAGATCGGAGAAATCCTCGCCGCTGCCCTTGATCTGCACGCCCGACTCGCCGTAGCCATCGACATGCACGATGTTCTGGGCCGGCATGTGCACCAGGCCGCCCAACTCACGGTTGAGCAGCGTAGCGGCGCGCTCGTGTTCCAGGTCCATCTGGTCAGGAATGTCGTCATGGATGCGCCCGCTATCGTACAGGCCGGTGCGCGGCTTGACGTACACCGTCACGCCCTGGCCGTCAACGACCATGCGGCTCTTATAGACCTCGCTTGATCCGCCGATGCTGCCCTGTCCCTCGTGATCGACCTCGATCTCATGCCCGGCCAGCACGTCGTCAAAGCCGGTGCCGTCGAGCACGCCGCCGTAATAGTCGCGCAGCACGTCGCCAGCCGGTCGCGACTCTAACTCGCCCACGCCGCCGCCTTCGACCAGATCGTACTGCTCGCCGTCACGGGTGCCTGGCAGGACGCCACCGCCCGCGCCGCCCCGCGTGTCGTCGTCAAAGTCGTACACGGTGTCGCCCGTGCCCCTGACGCCATCTGGGTCATAGGGGCCGCCACCGCCACCGCCACCGCCACCGCCAGGGCCAGGCTGGAAGGTGCCGCCAGGGATCAGGCGGCCGGCGGCATCGTAGTTGAAGCTGTCGGGCATGTGGGGCAGGCGTTGCTGCACGCCCCGGCTGGTGCCGGCGAACTGGCCGCCATGACTGGACCCACGGGGATGCCGGGGCTGATTGGCGCTGTACTTGCTCTCGTAGCCCGACGCCCAGCCCTTTGCGGGAGTATAGTAATCTTCTTCGAGCCTGGCCCAGAAATACGTGCCGTCATAGACAAAGGGCAGGTTCGCTATATACTTCGCGCCCTGCTCAGGCCCGACTGTCTGGAACTTCCCGCCCAGCACGTCGATGATCGTCGCATCCCTAAGGAAATCGGCCGCCTGACGGTCAAAGATCGCCCGACCCGCGTGATCGAGCGCGACGGAGCCGGCAGGCACGATCTGGTCGCCATCGCGGCTGTAAAACCGGGCCACGAGATTCGAGCCGGCGACCGGGCTGGGCGATTGCGTGCGTGTCACCATTGCGATTCATTCCTTCGTGCTTGTAGGTCATCAGGGATGATGCCCCGCCGCTGATCATACGCACTGGGAATCGCGTCGGCCGCCTGGATATGATCGACCCGCTGCCAGAGCGCCGTAATCGCGTTCTGGCTCAGGCCCAGTTTGGTCAATTCACGGTCAAGCTGGGGGCGTGACGCCAGCAGGTTGCCAACGGCCTGCCGCTGCTCGCTCGACAGCCGGCTGCGCCCCAACGCTTCGGCCGCATCCAGCGACCGCTGATTCACGGCGCTGTTTCTGCGGTTGAACTCAGGCATCGACAGGCCATGGTCGATGGCGATGATCTGCATACGATCAGAGTCGGCCAGCACGTTGCCGGCGTGCCGGTCGTAGTTGCCGATAATGGCGTCGAACAGGCCCAGGTTGGCGTACTGCTCGTCGGGGATGCCGCTGACAACCTGCGACCGGAATCGATAGCCGCCAGCTTGGGTGGCGTGAATCTCAGTCATCGACAAGCTTTGCGCTTGCCCGTTGGCGTAGTGGACGATGGGTCGGCCAGGGGCGGCGATCTGCACGCCATGCTTGCCCAGGTAATCGTCGTCGGGCACGATCACCATCGTCGGCGTTTCGACCAGGCCGCCCAGCGCCCGATTGATCAGGACGGCGGCGCGCTCACGTTCCAGGTCTTGACCGGCCGGAATGTCGGCGTGGATGGCGCTCTTTTTCAGGCCCGACTGCGGCTTGACGTAGACAGCCAGCTTGTCGCCGTCAGCCGTGATCGTATCGACCTTGTAGACATTCGACACGCCCCCGACGTTCTCGCGCATACGCGCCTCTATCGTGTCGCTATCGTGAAAGCCGCCCGTGAGCCTCGCGTCGAACTCGTTGTGATCGAGCGTATGGTCAAAGTCCATGCGCGCTGCAATCGTTTCGCCCTCATCCAGCGGAAAGGCATCGACGCCAAGCCCGATCACTGCGCCGGCCGGCATCGGGCCGACGTTTTCAGCCGACACGCCCCCGCCGCCAACGCCTGAGAGCGCGGCACCGACCTGCCACTGCCGATTCTGGCTATGCGCGCTCGCGAACTGACCGCCCTGCGGGCTGCCGCCAGGGTGCCGTGGCTGATTGGCGCTGTACTTGACCTGATAGCCGCTGTGCCAGGACTTCGGCACCGTGGCGACACCCAGCAGGGCGCGGCGCTCTTCCCAATAGCGACTGATGTACTCGCCCGTGCGCTGCTCGGCCGCTGTCGGAAGCTGGCCGTGATGCTGGATGGCAAAGACGCGCTCCCACATCGGGCCAGTCGTGTCGCCCAGGCCCAGGCGCGTCAGTTCGGCGTCGATCTTGGGCCGATTCTTGACCAGTTGTTCGAGTGCGATCTGTTGTCTGGGAGACAACGTGCGTGCGCCCAGGAACTCCGTCAGGCGCACGCCATCCTGGTTGTACATGGACTGCGGCTGGGCCAGGTTCGCGTTCCTGGTCGGCAGGCTCAAGCCGTGATCAATCGGGATCAGGCGATCTCTATCCGTGTCGATGAGATAGTTCCCGTGATGGCGATCATGATTGCCGATGATCACGTCGAACAGCGCCATATTGGCGTACTCGTGCGCTGGAATGCCCTCAACGTTGCCCTCATGCAAAACGGCGTGGCCTGGTTTTGGCCCCAGCCCGTACATCATGCTATCTGGCGTCTTGCCAGGGGCACCGATCTGCACGCCATGCTTGCCCAGGCCATAGACCAGGCCATGCTCGTTGCTATCGGGGTTGATCACCTGGGTCGGCGTCGTGACCAGATCGCCCATTGCTCTATTCACGAGCAGAGCCGCCCGCTCGCGCTCCAAGTCCTGCCCAGCCGGTATGTCTCTGTGAAGAGGGTGAGTTTTCAGGCCACTGGCCGGCTTGACGAACGTCTTGACGACCTCGCCGTCAGGTGTCTGGGCGTCGGTCACAAAGACCTTGGACACGCCGCCGACGCTGTTGTGATAGTCGAAGTGCATCGGGTCAGTATTGACGAAGCGCGAGCCTTCAAGCTGGTCATCGAACTCGACATGATCGACGCGCCCTGACCGCTTGATGTAGTCAGCGATGCTTTCACCGTCCAGGGGCGTGTCGTTGCCCGCGCCTATTCGGGTATGGATAGGTCCGTGGGGGTCATAGGCGGCCCCGCCACTGCCCGCGCCCACGCCAGCGCCCGCATCGCCGCCCTGGGGTGCCGTGGCAGGAGCATCGCCGCCCAGGACAAGACCCAGCGAGCGGCCTGCGCCCTGAGCAGAGAACTGGCCGCCCTGACTCGACCCGGCCGGGTGCCGCGCTTGACCGGCACGGTACTTCCTCTCGCTCAGGTAGGCGTCGAAACTCATGCGGGAGTGACTTTCCTGGGCCGCCCTGGGCCGCGCTTGACGGGTGCCGGTGTGATGGGCGCGCTCGTTACAAGAGCGATGCCGATGGGAGCATAGCCCTCGATCTCGACCGGGACTTTTATCTCCATAACGCCGACGCCCTCTGTCTCATTCACGGTCACAATCGCATTCGCCAGGTCAAGGCTCTGATCGTCGGGCAGCGAGATCACGAGCGTATGCCCGTGCCAGAAATGCACGCGCCCAGCCCGGCGCGTGATCGTGAGCGCCCCATTGGGCTGCTGCCAGACCAGTTCCTCGTCAGATCGCAGCGCCAGCGCCATGCTCTCCCCCGTCGCTATTGATTCGGGCCTGCCTCAAAGCCCGCTGGTGCCCGCACGCCCCTGGGATTCCTGGCCGGCGCATACTGAATGCCGCCATCGCCCTCATACGGGGTCCGGTGATCGTGATCGCCCTGAAATATCTCATCAGGGATGCCCATGGGAAAGGCCATGCACCCATCGGGCAGGCGCGTGCCGGTCAGCGCCTCATAGGTCGGTTCGGGAAAGAGATGGCGGCAGGTGGAGCAGACCGGGCTATAGACCGGGTCGCTATGCCCCAAGTCCAGTGTTGGCGGCATCGTAGACGTTCCTTTCGTACAGGGCGCGGGTCAGGCGATACCAGCGGAGCCAGACTTCATGATAATGCCTGGCGTTGGCCTGTTGGGGCGTGATCTCGCGCTCTCTGACCTGACGGCGCATCTCGATCTCAAGCTCGCTCCCGATATTCATGTACGTTGGCAGGCCAAACTTGTGCCACCAGGAAATATCCCAGCCGGATTCTGGCGGGCGCATCTCATAGAGATAGCCGGGTGATACGACAATCGTGTTCGCCAGTTGCAGGTCGGCCGCAGTCTCTATGTCTGACCGTGAAAAGCTATTCCCGCCTCGCTGGGGATGGCTCACCGGGAAGCCCCAGCCCGAAGGGTGGTTGTGGATCATGGTCGCGCCGATGCCCCTGAGCCGGTTCATCTCGGTCTCGGTGATCGCGACCGCGTCGTTCGTGCCGTCCTTGGTGAGCAGGCGATTGCCGGCCCTATCCAGCACGATCATGCGCTCATGGGGCAACCGATGCACTTCCGCGATGGCATCGTCAATCGCTGCGTCCTGTTGGGCCTGTAGTGCCTCAGGATCGTCGCCAGGGGGCAGGGCGTCATCCTGTACCGTGGCGTCGTCATCGAGCACTGGTAGGACCGTACATCGACAATTCGCGACCTCGCGCACGGGCGCACCCAGGCTCATGTCGCCGGGGTGCATCATGAGCGATGCGCCGACCCGAAACGGGGCCGCCATCGGACGCACCTGACCATTGGCATGGCGATGCGTGTCACGGGTGCGATGATCGCTGGTCGCCAGCCACTCTTTCTGGCCCGCGCCCATCTGGTCAAACAGCGCGTGCGATCCGGCATTGCTGGCGCGCATGGTCTCAGTGCGCGCAATGAGCATGGCACGGTGCGCCGGCAGGCGATCAGCGAGCCAGGTGAAATCCTCGTCGCGTTCGCCGCCATACATCCATTGGCGAAAGACCTTTCGTAGGCGCTGGCGCGTCTTGGGCATCGACCAGCCCTCTTGCATGGCCTGGAGCAAGAGGCGGGATATCCCCTGGCTGGTCGTCTGGCTCACGGCCTGGGAGAATTGGAGTTCGTAATCTCTATACCACTGCTCGGCATGGAAGTTCCTGGTATTGAAAGAAAAGCCAAACACATTCGACCACGCCTCGCCCTGGGCGCTCATCACGCCCCGAAGCACCGGCCGAAATGCGCGCCGCCAGGCGTCCTGACCGTCTGTGAGCAGATAGGCGCTCGTGTCCTGGCTGATGCTTTGCCAGTTGATGCCCGGTGCCGGGTCTGGCCCAGGACTCGCCTTGGTCGTGCCTGGCACCGGGCTAGCATCGGCAAGGATGCGCTCGATCTCGCGCAGTTGATCGGCAAGGGCGATCTGGGCCGCTCGCTCAAAGGCGTGCTCGAAGCTTTCAGCCGTCCTGTCGATCAAGAGACCCATACGCCGCTTGCGCCTGTCTGACGCGGCCTGCACGGCGGGGCCGGAAGGGCGTAAGGCCAGTCCCATGACCATCTTTGCTCTCCGGTTTCTCGCTCGGCTTGGCCGGTTTGCGAACGGGACCGTCACCGGGGCCAATCTGGTCCGGTAGTGGCGTGCCATCGGGGGCCAGAAGCGCCGCATCGTCGGGTTCGCCCGCTTCGGGCAAGGGTGCGGGCAGGCCACCCAGGACCGGCACGACCGTCATGGGCAGATAGCCAACGTCGCCGCCAGGAACGCGCCCGATGGGCAGGCCGACCACATCGAGCGCCTGGTTGATCGGCACGCCCATCGCCCAGAGCTTCGATGCCGCTTCGACCTGCTCGTTGATATCCTGTTGCAGCGCCGGCACTTCTGAGTAATCAAACTGCACGAACGCATCGCTGCCGGGATTCAGGGCAAACTGGTATTCGCCCTCATGCAGGGAAAGCTCAGGCACAAACGTATCTTGCCAGAAGGCTTTTCTGGCCTCTTCATAGTTGCTATAGGTCGAGCGGGCCAGGCCGGTTCTCGTGCCCAGCAAGATCGGCGGCACGCCGAACGGGCCTAGGATGCGGCTCTCGTTGCGCTCGTCAATAGAGTCAAAGCCCATCTCCTCGAAGTCAAAGCCCAGGCGTTGCACCTCGGCCTCTTCGTCAAGGACGCCCACTTCGCTCCAATTGTCGCTGCCGCCATAGACTTCTTTCCATCGCTCCCGAATGCGGGCAATCTGCTCCTGTTCGAGCGGCATCTTGAACTTGAGCACATGATTGGTCATCGTGCCGCGCTTGAAGAAGTCGTTGAGGAAGCTGGTGACGCGGTTGTCTACGTCGGCCGACTGGGCCAGGGGGCTGATGGGGCTGAGACCGTAGCCCAGCCCTTCCAGCGGGTCGGCCGGATTGGGCAGCTTGATATGGATCACGTCTGACGGTAGGAACGGGATCGCGCCGCCACCCTCAGCGATGCCTTTGCCCTCTGGGACATAGAGAAAGCCCTTGAGGCCATTGCCCTCAGGGACGACGTACATGCGATCAGGGCGCAGGAGATAGAGACCGTCAGCGCCCTTGCCGCGCTTGCGATCAACGTAGACATAGACGTTGCCGGTCAGATTGAAGTAGACCTGAGCCAGGCTCTGAAACTCTATGCCCGACTGGTACTTATTGGGTCGGGCGAGCAGGACGCTCAGGGGATGGGTTTTCTCTGCCGGCGTTGGGTTATCTTGATCGCCCTGGTACGCCCTGAGTGGCGCTGCTTGCGACGAGCGCGCCTTATACATGATGGCAGAGTAAATCAGGCTATTGAGATTGAAGCCTTCTTGCACATAGCCTTGCAGATCGACAAGCTGCCATTCTGGCTTGCCGTCGCGCCATGCCGGCCACTGCATCGGGGCTTTCTTGTACTGGATGGGCCTGGAATCGCGCACGATCAGGTTGGTGCCGGTCACAGCCTTCCAGGCCAGCGAGATTCTCGTGCCCCAGGGCTGGCTCATGCGGCGCTCCTGTACGTCATTGAGTGCATCTTGCTGGAACAAGGATCGCAAAACACCGGGCTGGTACTTTTGCTCTCACAACAAAGATAATAAGACGGCCGTTTCAGGCGAATCCGACGCCCCCTCGACGCAAGCGCCGCCATGACCAGTAGGCGGCATCGGTCAGGTCAAAGGGCTTTTCAGCCGGAAAGCGCCTGAGCGCCCGCTCTAATGTGACGTGCGTGCCCAGCACATGCGTGATCATGTCGTTATCGTAATCTTCGAGCATAAGCTGCGCTCGATGCACCTTGGGGCCGTGACCGGCACCGGCCTTTTCGGGCCTGAATGTCGGCCTGGGCACGGTCGCGACCAGCTTTTCGGGCAGTGGGCGGCCATCTTTGTCCTTTTGGTGCAAGTTCGCATCTCTGACGGGCACGAGCCGGTCCTGCACCAGGCTCTTCCAGGCCGTGTCGTATGCGCCCTGCCAGAGATCGCCGCCCTGGTCGGTCTCGACAATGATCTCGCTGGCCTTGTATTCCAGCGCCTTTAGCATAGCAGTTTTGAGCGTTACATCGGGCGATGCGCGCTGCTCCCAGGAGAAGAGCCTGTACAGGCGGCGCTTGGCGTCGATGCCGTCGATCTGGATGCCGTGCGCGTCTGACTTGTCGGTGTCGGTCACGGCCGGGTCGATAGCCACGACGGTCTTGATCAAGGGTGGCACCGCATCAGGCGTACAATGGGCAAACTCTATATGAGAGAATATGCCACCGTCAGCAACGCCGGTCTCGTGCTGGCACTCCGTTCTAAAGGCGAGCAAGCCCCACCTGTTGATGAACGCCTGACACTCGACCAGCCCTTGCCCGTCCCAGATAGGGATGCCGCTCGTGATCGTTGTTTGACCCTCTTTGGTCTCCCAGGCAAAGTCATCCAGGGCCGGAAATGGGCCGCTCACGATCCTGTCGCTCATCCAGTCGATCTTATAGTTCGAGCGCCCGGCCATACGCCCAAACAGGCCATCTTCTTTGACGACGTTCTGGACGGCCAGAATCGCCGCATCGGCCGTGCAGGCGGGCAGAAGCTTCCTTGTAAAGGCGATGACCTTTCTATCACTTTCGGCCTGGCTATCGCCCTCTTGATCGAGATCATCGAGAATCAGGGCATCGGGGCGCTGCTCATCGAGCTTTACGCCTCGAACGGCCACATCGAGACCCAGGGCGTCAATCGTGAAGCCGGCGGCTGTCCTGAGGCGCGTGCGTGACCAGCCACGGACCTGGCCATAGCGCCCGACCATGCGCGTCGTCATCGTCGGGTAGTAGCGCGCGATGATGGGCGATTCGAGAATGGTCGCGATGGTCTGGACGTGATCGTCGGCCTGCTTCTGGGTGCAGCAGACATACAGGCAATAGCGCCGGATGCCGCGTGCACCAAGCGCAATCGTGGCAAGCTCGCTGGATGTGCTCTTGCCGCCACCACGGGGCCAGACCGCCACAAACGGCCTGGTGGGCTTGCGGCGCTCTATCGCCCACAGCCAGCGCCACAGGTCATGGTGATGCGGCCCGAACGGGTTGCTCACATAGGCCGGAAACAGGGCACTCAGCCAGCCCTCATAGTCATCGGGCAAGCCCTTGTCAAGCTGTGAGTCCGGTGCCAGTGCCGCTGATAGCTGGGCGAGAAACAAGTCGCCCAATGTCTGTACTGATACTGGCGAGTATGTCTCTATCGTGGATGTGGCGTCTGATGGTGTCACTGATCGCCCCCAGGAGCACAAGCAACTGCTCGCTCGTGATCATCTGCTGCATGGCCACCAGGCGCTTTTGCTCGCTCTCGCTGGTCTTGCGCCGTTGCTCGATCAGGCGGGATATCTCTGCCCAGGCCGCCCAGTCGCTCGCCCCGCGTTTGATCGCGGTCTCCAATGCCCGCATGGCGCTCATGGTCGCGATACCGTCGCCTGACTGCATCGCCTGGTCAAGCGCCTGCCAGCCATCGCCTAGCTTCTCCCAGAGTTCCCCTGGCTCACCCTGCTCGACCCTGATCAGCATATCAGCCAGGCGCGCGTCGATCAGGGCGATCTCTTCGACCATCGCCAGAAGCTCTTTATCAGATTTGCTCTCGTTATAGCGTTCGATCAGGCGGGCGGGCAGAACCTTGCTATAGCGGCCGGTCTTGAAGTTCGGTGCTGCCGTGCCCTGCAAGGCATTGCCGCCATGCGTCCGACACCGATCACGCCCTTCTTTCGGTCGGCGCATACAGGGCGTGCCCGCATTGGTCATCGCCCCACAACGGCGAATGCCATCGACGGTGATGTTCGCAATCCTGGGGCGCGTCGGCATTCGGTGCTCCATACACGACCTGGCGCTCATATACCAGCCGTGCTCTTTATACCGCATGAGCGGCAGACAAACAAAAAGCCGATGACTTTCTTGCCTGGGCCTGAGCGATCAGGCGGGCGCGAAAGTCATCGGCGTGATGGTCGTGCAGATCAAGGCTCGTGCTGGCCCACCAGTAGAAATCCTCACTGGTGAGCCAGGCGAGTGCCAGTGTGCGGCGCTTCTGGCTGTCATTCAGGTCGGCCATCACCTGACGCCAGAAGCCGGCCGCCAGGCTCTCCTCAGCATCCAGTGACGGATGCATGGCGCGGCGCAGTTGGAGCAGATCGGTCATCGCGATCATGCTCACAGGGCGATCCGCTTCGCCAATCTGATCATATGCGCCTCATCCGCGACCACGACCGCCAGTGCCAGTGCATCAGCAGCGTCATGATCGACCATGCCGGTCACGGTCTGGCCCAGCGTGAAGCCACGGCGCTCTAGATACTGCTGAACCGCGCCCTTGTTCGCCGTCAGGTTGCCCGTGGTGCGAGCCTTGACGTGCCTGGGGTCCACTTCGAGCACGGGCACATGAAAATCAGTCGCGAAGGCATAGACGGCCCCCAGGCAGGCATAGAGCGACTTGAGCGTGTTGGGGTTCGTCACCATGCCCTCGACCATGAGATCAGGGGTCTCGACCGCGATCAGGGCCGGGGTATCTCCGGTGCCCCCGGCGGTCTTATAGAGATCGTACACGCTGCGTGACAGGGTCGCAATCCGGTCGCCTAGCTGCGTGCGTGCCCTGCCCTGGCTCAACATGATCGAGCCGGCGCGGGCGCGTTTCTCGTCGCTCAGCCAGTAGAGCGCCCAGCCGCAGACGTGAGAGGCCAGGTCGAGTGCCAGGATGGGCTGGTCGGTCAGGGCGTCTAACTGGGCATGAGAAAAGCCCCCGAAGTCGGGGGCCAGGCGTGCCTCTCGATTTTTACGCCCGATCTGGGGCGCGGGTCGAAACAGGGTGCGGGCGTTCATAGCGGCAAATCCTTGTCGTGTTTGGCCTCACCGTTTGACGGGGTGGCCGAAATCGGTGTCCAGGCGTATTTGGCTTGCTGGGCCGTGATCGTTGGCTTTGCCTTCCTTTCTGGCCGTGCTTTTGGTGCCCTGGGTTGCGCGAGTGTACCGCGCTTCTGGTCGGGCACGTCAAGCAGGGGCTGTGCGGGTTTGGCATAGACGGCGGGGATGACTCCATCAATCGGGTGACAGATCAGACAGATGCGCTCGCCGTTGGGGTGCGCGTGCCAACGCTCGCGACCACAGGCCCAGCAGGCGTTGGGGTTGGCTGGTTGGGTGGGGCCATCACGAATAATGCGCCTGAGTGGCCTGAGGCGCTCGTAGCGGCCCCAGGGCGTGATCAGCCAGCCTGGTTCGCTGGTTATGTCGAAGATATCGGGGCGGGTGTCTGGGGATGGGAGATCGAGCTTGCCCTGTTCGACGGCGGCCAGCTTATCGGCGTCGGTCTGTAAGATGTGCTGGCCTCTACTCGACGGTGGCATTGGCGTGTCCAGTCATGATCAGGGCGTGGTTCAGGCTGGGCAAGAGGGTCGCGGCGCGGTCGTAGATCGCCTGCACCTGCTCGCCGGTATCGCGGGTCTCATCGGGGTCGGGGTTGACCAGGAGATTCATGACGGCGGCGGCCTCGATCAGGACGCTGGTCATGACCCGATGCTCGTGCGCCAGCCTATCGGTGTACTCGATCAGGTCGCGCCAGCCATGTAAGGGTGCGGTCATGCCCACGTCATCGCCGGGGGCGATCATGTCGGGAATGCGCGCCAGGGCGCTTTTGAGCTTGTGCAGGGCGGGAACGGTGTATGTGATGGGCGCGGTCTCTGCGTCATGATCGCGATTGTCGCGCACGATCTTCGACTTGATTTCTTCCCAGGTCGGCATGACCGAATCGGGCAGGGTCGAGAAGGGCACCGGCTGGCTGGGTGGCTGGATGCGATCCTGGCCCATGACGGTCGTGAACCAGGCGCTCGTGGCGGCCTGCCAGTCGTCCTGGCAGCGGCCGGGCTGGGGGCGGGCGAGTTCGCACGGCGCTTTATGGGCGACAGAGAACGACGCCATCTGATCGCCGGCCACGGTCAGGTCTAAGAGGCGCGCATAGGCGAGTTCGAGCGTGACCAGATCGGGCGTCGGGCGCACGACGTAGTCGGGATTCGTCGCCAGGCTCGCCAGGCCCAGGCCGATGATCACGGCCTCAAGGCGCTGGGTCAGGTCGAACGTTGGAACACTCGACCAGGCGTCGGATTCGGCATCGGCTGCCAGGTCATCGAAGAACGCTTTGACCCGTGGGTGACTCATGGCAGGATGATCGGCGTTCATGGTCGTTGGTCCCTTCGGCGTGCGCCCGCGTCGAGCAACATCTGGTCGATAATCGCGCCATCGGTCTCGATCAGGAGACTGGCCGTGACAATATCGCCGTTGACCGGGCACAGCGCCAGCAAGCCGTGCGACTCGATGATCATATCGAGCTTGTGCGCCTGTTCGGGCAATGGGAAACTCAGCAGGAAGTCGATCTCGTGCGGGGTGCCGTGCGCGAGCGTCACCCGCAAGACGGCCACGCCCTCGCGGCAGGCGGCACCGGGCATGACCGGCGCGGCGATATCCTGATACAGCGTCCATAGCCAGCGCAGATCGGCACCGTCAGGGATCGCCTGGTGCGTGATGGCGCGATAGAGATCGGGGCGCTGGGCCTGGCAGTCGAGATCAAAGACGGGCAGCGCGAACGTGTCACGACCGTCGCCCGCGACGACCAGGCCACGGATGGTCTGAATCTCGATAGAGTCGCGCACCAGGGTTGCCAGCGTATCGACGTACTGCTGCTGGCTGATCTCGACCGGTT